TAGTTGAAGTATCGTAAACCGATCGATCTGTTTGCGCCTGTATTGTGACCGTCTTTAAAAGAGTGGCATCACGATATAGGTTTAGATAAACGAAACTCCCGCCGCCTCCCGCGCCAACTATGCCGATGTATCCCTGCGCGAAAATTTCAACGCTGCTGACGGCTGTGCTGGTATTTATTGTTATTTCTTGAAGTAGAGTTGTTCCTGTTGCTGCTTCGGTAAAACTGGTCGATCCAGACGTTATAGCATTTTGAGTGACCTGAGTTGTATTAACACCGCCAGTTTTTACAATCAGATTGCCAGTAATAGGATCAGTGTCTAAAGTCACGCCATCAATGTTGATGCTTCCAGCGTCTACACTGCCGCGAACGACAACATTGGAAAACTCAGACGCGCCAGCCTTGGTAATCTTCCAGCCACTGACGCCGGTTACATAGTCGCTTGATTGGATGCTATCGGCTATTTTGTCAATGGTTACTGCATTGCCAGCTAATTGAGCTGTGCCAACGCCTTCTGCGTTAATCACCAAAGAATCGCCGCTTCTGCTCAAAGTTATGCCGTCGATGTTTATTCGATTAGCATTAACAGTTCCGGTGGTTATTGCGCCACCGCTGATGCTGGTGACGTTTTCATTAACCTGAGTCCCGTCGATAAAGTCGGCTATGTCAGTCCCAATTACAATACTGCCAGCAGTGATAACGCCTGCAACATCAATTCGGTCAGCGTTTACGGTGCCTGTTGTAATCAAATCGCCATCGATAATGACATTGCCGGTCATTATTACTTTGGATGTGCTTGTTGCTATGTCGTATGTAATAGCAAATGGCACAATAGGCGCGTCAGCAGTTGATTCAGGATTTACCACTGCGAACCTGTCTGCAATTATATAAAACAGGCTATCTGGCGTTGCATCTTTTGCGGTACTGTTGAACCCGAATCCAGTGATCCGGTCGTTGATATCAACCTTGACGCTATAATTAGCCTCGATGCCGTTGATAGATTCTGCTTGCGTAATTATAGAACTGGTGTTTTCTCCGACAGTCGTTTCCAAAGTTACTATGTCGCTAGAGGTTGCGGTGATCACATCGCCTTGTATCTCGACAATAGTGGACAAATTCGATATAGCATTTGCCTCACCTGCAAGATTTAAATTGGTATCATTTAGGGCAGAAGTCAGAGAAACAATGTCCTCACTTACAACCGAAATTCCACGCTCTGTCTCTATTATTCGGGTGTCTAAAATAGAAACGGCTGTTCCAGTTGCTCCACCTACTGCGCTGGTTCCTTGTAAATCGATTTCATCGCCGTTGACTAGCTGAAGTGTCTCGCCGTCAGTCCCATCGAGTTTGGTGTAGAACTTCATTTCGACATTAAGTTCGGTAATGTCGGTCGCAGAAATTTCAATCAACCCATCTATAACTTCGACTTGAAGCTCTAGAGTATCAATTGCTTCGGCGTTAGCTGTAATCTGAGCGTTTGGGTCTGACTGCTCATAAGCCAAAACAAAGGCGTCATACGATCCCGTGAGTGCAACCAAGTCTTCGTCAATTATGACTACTGTGGCATCTAAAACGCTTAGCGCGTCTGCCGTAGCCACGATTTCAGTTGTGTGCCCGTCTACGGTTGTAATTGTTCCATCAAGATTTGCGGATACTGCCGCGATTTCACTTTGATTCGATGCAATTCGTGGATCGCTCAAATCAACCCAAGTTGTTCCGTTCCAATAATATGGCTTGTTGTTGTCGTTTGAGTCGTACCAGCGCGAATAGATATCAATCGGATCGGGTACGCCTCCAACGCCAGCGACCGGCGGCTCATCGCTGATAAAAACATCTGTTGTTCCAGCGGATATATCAACAACAGTTTGCTGTAAATTGCCAAAACTTGCGTCAAGGTTGTTTGTTATGTCTAGCAGATATTGACCATTGTTAAACGCATAAGCCGCAACGTCGCCAAGCTGCTGCAAGTCAGCTCTAGCCCCGCCGATTAACTCAAGAATTTCGCCTGTTCCAGCAAGTTGAATTTCGGTTATATCTTCAATAACAACGCTGTTTAATACGTCATCGTCGCCAAGCAGCCCGCCTACTGAGTCGGTTAAGTTAGTCCCAGCAGTAGCGCCTACGGTAGCGTTATTGTCTGGTCGATATCCATTTAAATCTGAAACGTCTACCCACTCGACAGAATCTGCCGCGTTTGTCAGCGCGGTTGCCGTGACGTTTGATTGGTCGTTGTCTGGATTTCGGTCGCTGAATACGTTGGCGCTAGAACCTATACCAATTGCTCGGACCCAATACCAACGCTGATCACCGGAAGTTATCGGGTCTCTTTCCGTGCTTGCGTCATGCTTAAACGATGTAATTATGCCGCGCCCAATTTCGATTGCATCTGGCCACTGATCGGTCGGAGAAGCATAAATAATAACGCTTGAAAACTTTGAAGTATTGCTTGGATTGCGCCAATTCAAGTCAATTGAATTAACACCTCCTACGGCGATCAAGCCCTGCGGATCAGGTACGCCAGCGAATCCGTTTGTGATAATACCCGCCGCGCTGATAGTTGAATATTCTATCGCGTCAGGATCTGCATAGCTTCCGGGATCATCTTCCGCAAGCGTTAAAGAGATACCGCTTTCTGTAAAACTCCAGCCCATGCAACGGAAGACCTTCGACGAAAAGCCAAGCTCTCCAATATTTACTTCAACCCTATCGCCGACAGTGATTGCCATTGCTGAAAGATTGGCTGGAAACGTCAACAGCTTTTGCTGGTCGCTCATCTGAATCAGTTTGTGCGAGATTCTTTGAGCCATGTAGCTTGAGTTGGTAAACGGAAGGTTTATTTCTCGCTCTAATGTTTCGCCGTTGTCTCGATTTAGGGCGGCGGTTAATTGAACCCGTGGAACCTCGACCGATTTATTGTTTTGAGCCGGGTCGATAATGATAGATTTGACAGTGTTGAATCTGTCTGCTCGTTCAACAGATGTTTTAACCGTCACAGACCCGGCCAAATCATCCTCAGTCAATACATGAGTCGGTGCCTGATATACGCCTGCGCTGATGATGTACTCGCCGCCAGAGTATACCAGCGAACCATTCATTGAAGACAGCAGCTTGTTGATGCTGGTCATGTGTGGATCAGTTCCGAACAAAACGCCATTCGCGGTGAATCGCTTTTCAGTGCCATTTGGAACTGGTACGGAAACATCGCAAGCGTCGGCTGCAATAATCACTTCAGGCCAATCAATTTTAGCGGTCGCGACGCCCATACCGAATTGTGTATTGGTTAGGTAATCAGCGACGCACAAAGCCGGGTTGTCAGAGTAAGCTATGTAGGTTGGGTTGGTTGGATTTTCGCCAGCAGTGTTCCCGGCGGCAACGTCTAATCGCGGATCGTAAATCCTCCGACCTTTTACCAGAGCGCGGATGTTGTTCGGTGAATACTTGCCCCAAAGCTCCTGACTTTCGGTGGCTTCCAACAGCGTGAAAATCGTGTGGATATACGCGATTCCTTGGCCTCTATTGTTGGTACCATAATCAGCAAACCTTGAAACAAGAATCTGATCAGCAGCTTGATTAGCGGTGCCAAGATATTTGTAAACGCCAACCTGCGTTACATTTACTCCAACCACAGAAACCGGCCCGAATGTCCCAGAAGTAACCCCGCCACTCGGGTTTGTAATAACTTCATCATCAAGCCAAATGTCTGTGATTGCCTCGACTTCGTGGCCTGCAAGTGCAACAACGTGGTGAAGGTCTTGGTTCTTTGGCCCTGACACCCCCAAGTAAACCAGCGGCCCAGACACCAGCGCCTGACCATAGATTATCTTCATTGGTTCAACAGTGCTTTTTGACGTTACCTGTCGTGACTTGTCAGTGTCTGGGACGCCAGGCATATCTGGCGTCATAAGTTTTGTGGCAAGCATTGCCCCGCCAGCAATGACGGCTGTACCGGCAACCAACGTTACGCCGACGAAAGCAGAAAGGCTCAAGCCAGCCAGAAACGCAGCACCGCCGACGGCTCCAATTACAGCCGATCCAAGTGCGGTTACCGCTAAAATTACTGGTGGCATATCTTCCAACCCTTGGTTATGTATCTTTCGTTGACTCTAGCCATGCCTTTCTTTGTCAGGCAAACAACTTCTGTTCCGAATTTTATGCCCATCGCTTCGCCGACTATAGGCAGATCAACAATAACCGGATCACCGTCGCCAAAGTCTTTGCTTGGCAGCGTCTGAAGTGCGAAGGAAACCAGCCCTTCCAATCCTCCGTGTTCGGCCAAAATCTCTTCAGCGCCATTCTCGCTATTGTACCCGAAAGCGTGAATATAATCTTTTCCGGTTAGCTCCAAAAGCACATGCGCGACGAACTGACAGCAGTCTGAATCACCATACTCAAACTGCCGCCTTTTCCATGAATTCAATGCTTGGCGAACCATTAGAACATACGCCCTTCGGCATCCCTACGAGTTCCAGCAGCTCCGCCGCTGTCTGAATCGCCGCGCCATTTGATTTTCAGCCCTTCAATTTTCGGCATGAACTCGAAGAAAGTATCTGAAGGATAGAGCCGTTGTTGTGTTTGGTTCGTATACCTTAAATTTGCAGACCTATCAAACGCCGCTAGTTCGGATTCGCAGGTGACAACGATCTGATCACCAGAAGCGCCTTCTTGCCCAGCCGAGATGCTCATCACATCCATAAAACCGGCCCACATTGGCAGCGGGTCATCTAGCAATTCATCATCTGCCGACAGAACACCGACATAAACTGTGACGGGACGCATAAAGTAATCTTCGTTCAGAGCCTGACCGGACAACGTTGCATCAAGCGCCGAAAGAGTGAGCGTTATTGAATAAGGACTAACGTCCGAGCCTTCTTCAAGCTGAGACACCGAGCCAAGACTTCCTACGCCAAGCCAATCCTCACCGCCCCATGTGTAAGATCCGATTCCGTTATGAACGTATACCGTTTCGGCGGCAAATTCCAGCTTCACAAACGTCAAGACAGTGACGTATGGTAGATCAAACGCTGCCAAGCTATCAGGTAAAAATGGTCTGCTCATGCCAAGACATCCTCAACCGCATCAAGGCTGAAAGATGAAAGCCCTGCGAGTTCATTAGTCCAGCCAGACTTTGACGCCAGCATGAATACACCGTTAACCGTACCCGTATAATCAATTGACTGATTATTAATAGTCGGTTTGCGGATCGGCGGCGCTATTTTAATTGTCATAGCCCCTGCTCCGTCTGAGCTGGCGTCGTCTGTCACCATGTGAAGTTCATTGTTAAACGATATATAATCACCGGCTTTGAGATAATTCGTGATTGAAAAGCCTGTAGTGACGCAAACAAGGCTTGCACCACTTTGGTTGGCGCCATTGATGCTCAACGTGCCTGTCCCAGTTCCCCTTCGGGTATATGAATGATCGTACAGTGCAAACCGATGCTCCTGCCCGTTGAGTTTGGCAAGGAAAGCCTGCATCTCCGATCTGTCATCGCCGCTTAGATTGTTAAACGACATGCCAACTTTCCAGAGCGAACCCTGACGATTGGCCGTTTGTACTGCGTTGGTAATAGGCGAACGGAATGTTTTCGTGTTCGTTACTAACTCAAAGCTGCTTGATGTCGGCGTGATTTGCGGAAATGAAAAAATGGTCATACGAATCTTCGCCTCTGCATCAATGACTGGATCTGAGCAATCGTTGCTGCGCTTGTCTGCTCCATTGCCATCCTGATTTTCTCTTCTACGTCTGCGCCTGCACCAGAAGCGTCGATGTTGTTAACAATAGTCACTCCGCCGCTCTGGCCTTTCGTGTGGTCAATAATTGATTCATTGGGATGCAATATGGCGGCAAAACCCCCTTTTTGGTCAATTCCACCTGCTCGCGCTCCGCGACCAGTAAAGCCACCACCCTCAAACGATTGTGACTTGATCTGAGCAACCTGCCCAAGTCCGTTCGCAACTGCGCCAGCGGCCATAACAAACCCGAGAGGCGGCGGGTAACTAGCGAGCGCCAAGGTAGCCGCAGAATAGGTTTGCATGATCGCCTGACCAATCTGGAATGCTTTGTTGACCGCGAATAGTTTTTTGTTATTGCTTGCAATTGCTGAAAACTGATTGGCTAACTCACCTACAACTTGGCTTGTTTGCGCCACGCCTGATTTCTGATTAAATGCGGCCAATCGTTTCTGGCCTTCGATTTGCTGCTCTTGGTTAAATGTTAGTCTTTCAAGTATGGCCGGGCCATTAGTATCCAAATCTTCAAGAATAACCTTCGCAGGAGCGTCCTTGGCAATCACCTCGGCTGTTTCTCTAGTTTTCGCCTTAACCTTTTCGTAAAACTCTTCGATCCCTGTGCTTGGCATTTCTTGTGAGCCAAGTTCGGCAAGTTGTTTTTTTGTCTCGGCAATTGATGAGTTAATGCCAGTGAGGAAATCTCCAAGCGGATTTGATGCAATCTGATCGCCGCCAAGAACATTCGCTATTGAGTTGTAAACATCAATGAACACCTGAAGCGCAGGAACCAGCTTGCCAACCATAGCCGCACCGAATCCAAGCACGGTCTGCTTTGCTTCCAAAAATCCGATTTTTAAATTATGAACGACATCAGCCGCTTGAGCAAAACCCCTGACAACCGCGTCAGCAACTCTCTGCCCTATGTCTCCGAATTCGGCAGAGTCTAACGCCGACTGCCTGAAAGAGTCTGCAACCCCGGCAATGATCGGACTGAACGACACTGCGAGTTGGTTTCCAAGCCCGGTGAAAACTCCCGTGGCCCTTGAGACGGCATCATTAGCAACCTCAATCTGTGCCGCGTCGACCCGCGACATGGTAATGCCAAGATGTTCAGCCTCTGCCGCCATCTCTCTGAGGTCGCCAGAACCGCCTGAAATCATGTTAAGCATTGCAACACCGCGAGCGCCAAACAAATCAGCCGCAATCCGCACCTTGTCCGTCTGAGACTTGACGTTTTTCATCGCGTCTGCGACAACCAGCATTTGCTGATCTAGCGGTAGTTTTTCAAGCGCTGCTGCGCTAATACCCAATTCAAGGAAAGCATCTTTTGCAACACCCGTATTATTTGCGGCGTCAGATACCCCGATTGCCAGATTCTGAAGAGATTTTTCAAAGGTTTTGTTTTCCACGCCTGCAAGGTTGGCCGCGTGTTGAAGCCCGCCGAGAGCTTCTGTGTTGATTCCCAGTTGGTCAGCAGTCTTTGCAAGCGCGTCAATGGTTTGCATTGAAGACTTGGTCATGACCGTAGCAGTTGCCACGCCGACCGTGGCAAAAGCAACGCCAATTTTCCCGATCTTCATCGCGGTTTGCCCCGCGAAGCTGCCCATTGACTTCAAGCCCTTGTTCACTTGAGCGAAGGCTTGAGCGGTCTTGTTGGTCGCTGTGATCGGAATTCTTACAGGATTAGCCATTTTTCACCTTGAAGTACGCAACCCAGCCTTGAAACTCGACCATGCTCATCTCTGTGATCTCATCCACCGTCTTGTGTAAGTGTTCCGCAAGCTGGTACGCGAAGAGTAGAGCATCGTCGTCTATCAGTTTTTTTCGAGATCTTCCGCTTTTGGCTGCATGTCAGCGATTTCACCCGCAACCCTAATCAGTACGTCAGGATCGACGGACCTTACAATTTCGGTAAGTTCCGGTTTCGTAAAGCAGGATTCACCGTCTTCCTGACACAAATAGTAGATCACCGTCAGCGCAAGACCTTCGTCCATCTTGTCAGAAGTTAGACGCTGCTGAATCTCCATCTTCTTTTTAACCGATATTTGAGGACGTACAAAATACCGCCCGCCCCATTCTTCGATTTCAATAGGCTTTGGATCAGCGGCCAAAACGCTCTGATAATGCGTCTTGGCTTTGTCTAAAATACTCAAGCTACAACGCTGGTAGTGAGTGCGCCATTACCTTGCAAGGAAATAGATGCCTCTACCATTCCGTCGAAAGAGCTTGAACGACTAACGCCGGTCACAATAGCTGAACCGGTGTAGTAAGTTGAAGCAGATGCGTCGCCTTCTGGATAGAATCCAATGGTAACTTCAGAACCAACAGACAAAGCCACCTGACCCGAAGTGTCCGTCTCGTCCCAGTAGACGTCGGCTGAACCGCTGAACGATGTCAACGTGGCTTTGAAGCTCCGCGCTGTATCGGTCATCACGGTATCTTCGACCGTGTCTGCTGTCTCTTCAATTGAGAATGAGCGCAACTCTGCAACTGCCGCAGCGCCTACCTTAATTGTTCCTGCTGAACCTGTATGAGTAGCCATTTATAAAACCTCTTTTTGTGGCTCGGCTTTTGCTTTCGCTTTCGGCTTCACCTTGTGATTAACCGGCTCCCATCCGCGAGCCAAGAATGATTCAACTTTCGATGGATGAGCGGTTATTTTTGTGCTTCCATCAGGACTTTGCAATTCCATATTATACACCTATATCTGGAGCGTTCACTGCTGTTCTGTATTGTATCGCAAACTCTAGCGTTACAATACTGACTGGCTGCTCACCCTCACCGTTGTAGCTGATGTCTGTCCCAGAGAGAAAGCTAAACTTTGCCAGTCCTCCAAGCGTTCTATCAGCCGCCATTGCGACTTCTATTTCACTGCAAATCGTGTCGATCAGATCATCGTAAACTGTAATGTTACGAACGTATGCCTCGACGATCAAGACCAGCTCTCGGTTCAAAGTAAGAGTCGGCCCCATTGTGTCAGTTTCTGACGTTTCCGTTGTCGTGTACACTAGCAGCGCCGGCATTGTGTCGGCGTTTAGCGGCCAGACTCTTGACTGATACACCCTGTCGCCTGTTGACGTGAGGCCAGTTAATATCGTGCCGACATGCTCTCTGATTTGCTGTCTGACGTGCATTAGTTACCCCCAGCCACATTGATGCTTTCCCGGCGCAACGCCCCGGCTGCGGTGGTATCTGTAAGCGTCAAGACAATCAACCCAGCGTTGTCCGGTTGTACGCCTGTTACCTTGTAGATCGTGGCGTTTTTGATCGTGTTGCCACTCAAGTCCTTTATAGCCGCAAAACTTAACTGGTCGCCATACTTCGCCGCTTTCAAATCTTTCGCCTTGCCGTAAACTATCGGCTGGCTGCTGTTAACCCCGACACTCTCGCCGGGTACTTCAAAATATTCTTGATCCAAAATAACTTTGATCGATACCCCCGAGCCGCCTTCAGGCGTGAACGTGCATACTTCGCCGTGACCGTATAGCGCGTCAAAGTATCCATCAAAATCAGAATCAAATTCTAAGCTCATCGTTTGGTTACTTTCTCAACTGCCTTTTTCAAGGTCTTTTTTTCTTCAACTTCAAACTCGGCAGCATGACCAGAGCTGACATATTGCCGCGCCTCTGCTTCTGATACCGTTAAAACGTCACCGCGAGATCGTGGTACACCGCGAACATGACATGGAATAGTGATGATTATCTGCATGTTACCTCCAAGATTGGGGAAGGCCGAAGCCCTCCCCGCCCTGTTTAGCTTGCGATGATGTCTTTGATTACTGAGAAAGACTCAGGATATCGCAGAGCCACATCAAGATCTTGGAAGAATGCGAGTCGCGTTCCGCCAGAAGTTGACAGGCTTGACTGATCAACAACCACATCAACACCTGACCAGAAGCCAAGCATGATCTGGCTGAAGTCACCGTATAACAATGCGCTCAATGCTGTGCCTGTGCCTTTGGTAAGGTTAGACGGAACAAGAGTGCTTGATGCAACGTTTGAACCCAGTACAGTACCCATCTGGTCCATGATGAAGTTGCCTTCAACACCGGAAGCCTGCTTGCTGATGGTACGCAAAGCGGCAATTACTTTAGGGTTGGTCAGGAAATTGGCGCTAGTCATCATGGCGTTGTCTTCTTCAACTGCCTTGATCAGCTCAACGACTTTGGCGTAAGTTAACGCTGCGCCGTTGGTGCCCATTGAAACGACATTTGTGCCGGCGTTCGCAATAATACCAGATGGAGCGTTAGCCGCACCGCCTTGGATCGCAACTTCGTCAATCTTTCGAGCGAAAGTGTTGATGATGTCGTTACGCAAAACCTGCTCAACTGAAGGATCTGATTGGGAAATTAGCCTTCTCGAAACATCGACATATGCCGCCAGCGTTTTCGGAGACATGGTCACTTGTGAGAAAGTTGCAGCGCCTTCGCTTGGTGCTGAACCTTCAGCAACGAACGCGGCATTTGTCACAGAAGCAGACAGCTTAGGAATAGCAACGTCGCCCTTCAAACCTTGCATGACGCGAGCGCCAAGTGAGGTGATGGTTAAACGAGCTTGCAATGCTTCGATGAACTGGTCAGCCAAATGGTCAGTACCGACCAAAAAGCCACCGGCTGAGTCAGTACCAGCAGTCTGGTCACGCTGGCCCCAGCTAATGTTGCCAGGCAGATAAAAGCCTCGCGCTTCTTTGCCTGAACGATGTGCGATCTCGTCGGAGATTTCACGCTCGTAACCGGCTTCACGCCAGTCGCCAGATGAAGCAGCTTTGATCGCTCGAATGATGCTGTAAGCGCGTTGCTCTCGCTTTGGAACGTCAACAACAGCGGCGGGAGTTTCCAGAGGTCGGGCGTTGGAAATAGCTTCCAAAAGCTCACCACGGAACTGCTCGGCATTGATGCCGCGCTCGATTGCTTTTTCAGCCAGATCACGCTGGTTGTGGTGCTTGCCTAAAGCCATGATTTCAGTAAAAGACTTTTGAACTTCTGCTTTTGCTGAATCAGTAACTTGGCGAACGTCAAGAGTATTTTCACTCATAGTTTTTTCTCCAGTATTATTGATTAAAGTTTTTTGATCGGAACGCCCAACACCAACAAATTTGGAGGAATCAGCCGGGATGCTTACAATAGACGCCTCCATCGGCGTCCATGATGCCCGGTAGATCTCTCTTCCTTCGTTGTCTTTGGAACGTGCCATTTTCGTGATGCTATACCCGACAGATATATTCTGCTTTATACCGGATTTCACATCTTCAAAAACCTCTTGAGCCAAAGCAGACTTTCCAAATTCCACCATCGCAACGGTTCTGCGCTGCGTCTCGTCAAGGTAAAAAGAGCGAATCACGCCTATCTGTTCATCCATTTTGTGGTTGTTCAGCAGCGGCGCCCTACCAGAAGACATAAACGCCATGTCTATGTCTTCTTTCCTATGGCTCAGAACTTCTAAGCCAAAGTCTCTTTCAACCGGCGTCTCACTAGAAACGCCGATTCTAACTATTCTTTTTTCTTCGTCGATTGCCCCGCGAGAAAGGTCGATTGTTCGGTAAACAACTTTGCCCGGCTCAATCTCGCGAGCATCTTCCTCGACTTCTTCAACAACGTCTTCGACTTCTTCGACTTCTTCGACTTCTTCGACTTCTTCAATCGGTTCTTCGATGGCTTCTTCTTTTTGAAACTCAACGATTATCGATGTCTCTGTTTCTTCGACGTTAATAACGTGTCTTTGGTCTTCAGTCTGATCCGTCATCTGGAATGACTCCTTGAACTTCTGCTGCTGTCGGCAACTTCGCGCCGAATGGTTGGAATGCTGTTTTGATGTTGTACTGCTCTGCCAGTTTTTGCTCTCTGTCGTGCTGCTCAAAGAGTTCCTCAACGTCTCGACCGTATGACGCTTCAATGTCCTGATAGGTCACGATGCCATTCTGAAGGCCGGCAATGTGCGCTGCCATTTCGCGCTGCGGATCTACCCAGCCCCACGAACGAGGAATGAAGGAAACGCCGTCTGCAAATTTGTCGTATTTTTGAATCGGAAGGTTCATTGATTTGGTCATTGCGTTCTTCAGCCATGACCGAAAGACAGGTTCAACAAAATGCTCAACCATGAACTTCTGAAGCATTCGATACTGGTCGCGGTCTTCAAGGCTACCCGCTCGCAGAGAGCTATAGTTAACGCTTGAAAGGTCATTGGAAAGCGAGTGATATGATATGTTCAAACCACTAGAAATCGACCTGAGAACCGCTGTGCTAAAAGATTCAAAAGCAGTCGTGGGATGAGCTACGTCAAATGGCTTGAAATCCATCCCGGCAGGTAATTGCTCGAAGACGCCGGCTTCCGCGGACGAAATTGGTGTGTAGTCATCCTGTAGATCATCGCCAACGTAACCATCACCAGCGGGAGTCGTGAAGAAACCCATCTTGGCACTGCTTACCCGCGCCGCAACAATCTCAGCTTCGTAATAGCCATTCAACATCTTGATGTTTGACATGACCGACGCGACAAAAGGATAGCCTCGGGTCTGTTCTGGCCGCTGTCTGATGAAGGCGTGAATCACTTCATCCGCTGGAACTCTGATTGTTTCGTTGCTTTGCCCGGTTCCGAGATCGTTCGGATGGTTCTTGTATAAATGATAGGCCACTGGCTTGCGTCTTGCGTCTATCTCGACGCCCATAACGATGCGGTTGCCGTTTGTAAACGTTTCGTTTTTCGTGTCGATCAGGTGATCTGCTTCGAGAAACTCAATTCGATAACCGAACTCACTTGCGGGGTCGGTAATTTGGCGAACCAAAACCTCGCCGTCACGCGCCAACGCTTCGATGAACATTTTCTGGCAGTCAATCATAGACTGCTGTCCGTCAGCCGTGCAATTACCTTTCTTTGAAAACTTCTTCCACGCGCTCTCGATGATCGTGTTGGCTACTTGGTCGAGTGTCCCGTCTGCATCACGCGCCTTGCTGTTGACCCTGATCCCTGACGCTCCGACAACGTTCGACGTGAGAAGATTCAGATACCGTGAAACATAAGCGTCATTCCTTGAAAGCTCGCGGCTTCGATTGCGTAAAGTAACCAGAGCCTGCTTCAGTTCTTGGTCAGCACTAGCGGAACTGCTGAAGAAGTCAGCAAACAACCGACCGCCAGCCGCTCCCTTGAACGAGCGTTTGATTAACGGAATCGCTTTGCGGGTTTCTTTCTTGCTTCCGAACACGTTATACCAAGCCATCAGAACCGCACCCCGATCATATTGCCCGTGGGTTTTTTGTTCTTGATTCTAGCGCGTTTGATTTCCGCGTTATATTCTGTCTGGTATCGGTCGCGGTATTGAAAAAGTTCGTCCACTGACATGCGTGAGAGGCTCCTGCCGGCGATAGAAAAAGAGCTTTGGTCTATTGTGGCTCGATTCTCCATAACCGCTTGTATTGAATCCAGCACCTTTTTGGCGTGACTTCTTTGGTCGGCGGTGGTGTCTGCGTAATTGGCGGAAACCGTGAGAAATCCAGTGTCAACAGTTACCCTTTGAGAGTCTGCTGTCTTGGTTATGAAAGCTGCCCAACGGTAAGTGCTGGCAGAGTACCCGGCGGTGGTTGCGGATGGAACTTCGACAATATAAGCGTCTGGGGTTGAGATCGCTGTTATTGTGAAGGCGTTTGCAGAGCCACCGCCGGCGTCATCTTGAAATTCATAGGTTAGAGAATAGTCAGCAGTTGGATAAGACCCGACAAAGTCTGGCCTCTTCCACGCCCAACGGTCGCCAGATGCCAGCGTTGCCGGTTCCTGAGTTGGATAATTAGAACGATCGAACAAATTCGCCATTTTATCGCCAAGAATTAGTATAGTTTGAACTTGGCCTGCGTTGAATCGGTCGGCGCTTTATAGGCGGCTCGATCACTTCAACTTCTTCGACAGGCTCAGTTCTTCCCGATTTTGCCTCAAGTCTCGCAGCAATGCTATTAACATTTGTATTTATTATACTATAAGCAGCTAAACTGTACACGAAACAATCTAAAGATTCATTACGCGGTCGGATTTTCGTAAACACTCTGCGCTTGAAGCCGCGAACAAACTTGACAATTATTTTCTCTGCCGTGAGCTGCCTGAAGTATTCGTCATTAAGCGTGTCTGAAAAATGAATGTATCCCGGCCCCTCTTCTTGGATTCTAAGCCTTGCAAAAACCAGATCCTTAACCGTGTCAACGCCGACCGGAAAGAGCCTACATTTCACTGTATTGTTCCGAGACGGCTTTCCTGCGATTGGCTTGCCCTCACCACCGACGCCTTTAATAGCAAACACCCGCCGGGAGAAGTTCCGCGCTGCGTACTGGTAAACAGTGTTCGTAAAGTGACCACCTGAGTCGATTGCTGTAGATCTGACGGCCATCTCTCGACCGCCTTCAGTCTCGAAGGTTCTAGCAATCTGCGAATCTAGCGCCGTCCACAATTGCGGCGTTGACGGATCTCCGTAGAGTATTTGGTGATCCAAAACCCAGCTTTCTTCGTCGCGTCCTATCCCGACAAAGGTAATTTCAAGCCGGTCATCCTGAACGTCTGCCCCGCAAACGACCATGACCACGCTTTCTGGTACTTTGTCAAAATGCTCACGGCGTTCCATTAAATTTAATTCATCGACCGACTCACCAAAGTCCTCCCAGACTTCGCCCAGATAAGTATTCGTCCAGACCTTCAACTGTTCGGGGTTCTTCTTGACCGATAAGAACTCACGAACGCCGTCCGCAAGAGGCGTCCACGGCGAATATAGGCCAGAGATTTTGAAGCCAGCAATACCCTTGAAGTCTTCCCCGGCCACCCAGCGCCCGTTTCTAATCGACCATCTTCGATCGGCGTCGGTCCAGAGTGTCGCGCATTCATCGCACAAATAACTAGCGGTATCGGGATCTCTATCCACCCAGCGAACGCTTGCCCATTTCAAGGTTTGCTCGTGCTCGCAATGCCGGCACGGAACGTGATATTCGCGCTTATCGCTTTTCTCGTAAGCGTCCTCGATTCGTGATACGCCCTTGATGGTCGGCGTTGATACCGCGATGATCTTCCGGTTCCAAAATGTCGAGGTTCTCTTCCTTGCTAGTGAGAGCGGATCTCCTTCACTCCCAGCGGATGCCGGGAATCTGTCAACCTCATCAGCTAATACTATCCTGATAGGGCGTGACGCAAGCCCCGCAGGGCTATTTGCCCCGACCAAACTAATACTGCCGCCGGGAAAGACCTTGTGAAGCGTGGTGTTGTTTGAATCTCTAGCCCGCGGATCTTTGACTTTACCGAATAAGCACGGCGTTGATCGCAGCAAGCCAGAGGCAACTCGGTCTTTTGAGAAGGACTGGGCCATTGATTCTGTCGGCTGTAGCATTAGAATCGGGCATGGATCGTGGTCGATGTGGTATCCGATGATATTCAGCAGAGCTTCTGACTTGCCCAGTTGAGCGCCCGCCATCACAACGACCTCTTTTATAGCTGGGTCACTGCAAGCGTCCATGATTCCGCGCTGATACTCTGCGCGAGAAGTTCGCCAGATACCAGCCTCGGCGCTAGTCTGTGAGTCGAGTCGTCTTTGAAGGTCTGCCCACTCGCTTACGCTTAGGCGTGGTGGCGGCTTCAGCGCCAGCATTGCTCTCTTCAAATGGCTCTTTAGGTTTGCGAGTCCTTGACGCTGAAATGGCTGGGTCATATGTGCTCAGTTCTTCGAGTGCTTCGTTGATGAGATCGGCAAGCATTGCTTGGATAATGCCGGCCTACGTTTC